ACTACTCTAGATAGAGAATTACATTCGGCTTTAAATTATCTTGAATATGGTGGAATTTTAATTGCAGCAACCGGAGCAACTCAATTGGGGTCTGTAAATATTCCGTTTGATTCTGCATTCTATGAAAGAAGAGATAAATTTAATGATGTTGTAGCCTTTGTAACTATTTTTGAAGATGTTGTTGGTGTTGTTGGTTCTTCATTTGAATTTAGAAATGGTACTAATGGAGAATATCCATCAACATATTCTGGTGGAGGATTTGGTATTTTAGGATTTACAGGCGTTAATGGTAGCACTTTTGATAATCAGTTTTTCTCAGTTCTTGGAAGAAAAGAAAGAACTAGATTATATGGAGGAGAAACAGCTAACATTAGTATATTGATGGTTTCAGACGCTGCTGGATGTATTGCCAGAACAGATGCAGAATATTTTCCTTGGTATGCTCCAGCTGGAACTGTTCGTGGACAGATTAATAATTTTTCAAAATTAATTCCTGCGCTTGATGATAATGATATAACAACTTTGCAATCTCAATCAGTTAATTGTTTTAATAATATTATTGGTTTAGATGGTGCTTATCTTTTAGGAGATAAAACATGTGAAGTAACATCCACATCAAATAAAGTTCAGTTAGGAGTAACTAGATTAGTAAACTATATCGGTAGATCATTTAAACCAATAATTTCTAGTGCATTGTTTGAACTAAATGATGCAGAAACAAGATCTAAAATAGTAACATCTGCTACATCAGTTTTGGAATTTATTAAATCGGGAAGAGGTGTTTCTTCTTATTCTATAGTGTGTGATGAAACAAATAATACAACTGCTGTACAAGAAGCAAGACAAATAGTGGTGGATTTATCGTTTAAACCAGTATTCTCTGTAAATGAAGTTTCGTTTAGATTTGTAATTAATCAATCTTAATGAATGATATTTCATTTCAATTTAATACAATAGAAGCAAAAAAGAATGTAGATGTTGCTCTTTTAATCTACGATTCTGATTATTTTACATACTTAAAATTAACATCTGAAAAATATTATGTAATAGATTCTTTCGAAAAAATTACATCTTTAATAAAAGATGCTAATTATACTTTTTTAGATTCTTCTATCTCTACTTTTGAAGATTTTTTAGATTTTACAAAAATAATTGATAGAGGAGATATTGCTAGAAAAATTGATTTTTATAATCATCTAATATTAGATCAATTACATTATGGATATAATATTATATTAGTTAATTGTTCATCTAGCACATCAGAATCAAATATTCAATACGCATTGAATGAAAAGAATATAAAATTACTAGCTTATGATCCTTTAAAACTTAATATAAGCAATTATTTAAAAACTTTAATAATAAATAATAAAATACCAATAATTTTTAATTGCAATAGATCTAATAATACAGTATATGAAACAAGTTATACGGATCATAATAGAATTGTTATTATTAATATTTTAGATTTATATCTAAGAAATTTTATTACCTCAGATTTTTCATATCTTACTTACAGTTGCGGAGGAATTAAAAAAATATTAAGATATTATTCTTCCAGAAATAATGGTATAAATGAGGAAGACCAAATAGAAAGTAAAAACTATACATGTGTCTCTTTAATGAGTGATGCTATTGGAGTATTTTCTAGATCTTTGAATACAAATCCTTGGTTACCCCCAGCTGGTTTTGTACGAGGAAAAATTTTAAATCAAGATTTTGCTACTGCAAACAATATAGAATTAGAACAAATAATACCAAATACTCCATCAAATCTAAATGATCTAGAAATAATTTATGATCGCGGAGTCAATTTACCTATAAAAATTTCTGGTGATGCTGGCATCATATCATATTATTTTAATAGTGATTTTTCTGGTGCTACAATGGATCAAAATCCTTTAAAACAAAGTATCACATATGCAAATCTTATATTTAATGTTACAAGTAAAATCAAATCTATATTAGCATCATCATTATTTGAACAAAATGATGATCAATTGAGAAATATAATAAAAAGTAAAATACAACAGTATTTAATTTCAGTTAAATTAAATCAAGGTATTGAAGAATTTTCTGTTGTTTGCGATAGTTCAAATAATACTATTGAAGATATAACTAATAGAAAATTAACAGTTGATATTTTTATTAAACCATCGCAAAGCATAAATTTCGTAGAATTAAGCTTTACTACATAACATATGCCATCAATTACTAATTTTACATCAAATTTTAAAGGTGGTACTAGAAAAAATAGATTTCTAGTAGAAGCAGTCTGGCCTTCTGGTGTAGGATCGCCAGTAGCAACATATCATGTGTTAGCCGCTACTTTACCGTCTTCTACTCTGGGCAGAGTTACTTTTCCGTATAGAGGAAGACAGGTTCACTTTGCTGGGGATAGAGAATATGAAGATTGGGAAATTTCTGTTTTAGATGATTCTCCTGCATTCGGGACTTTGTGGAGATCATTTCAAGAATGGCATAAAAAAATAAATGGCCATGGTTCTAATACACATTCTGCTAGTGATGAATCTTTTACTAACTTAAAGCAACCTTGGATAGTAAGACAAAAAGATTTAAATGGAAATACTATTAAAAATATGCGTTTAGTTGGTTGTTATCCTTCAATTGTAGGACCTATAGATTTTGATATGGGATCACAAGTTTATAATACCTTTGTGGTAAAAATGGCTTATGATTATTTCGAAATTTTTTAAAGGAATATAATGTCACAATCAATACAAAATTTTAAATCAAATTTTTTTGGTGGTACTAGAAAGAATAGATTCGAAGTTACAGGTAATTTTCCTTATGGTGGAGCCTGGAATAAATTTCAAGTCTATGGAACTCAATTACCACAAAATAATTTATTGACATTAGAATTTGATCATGTTGGTAGAAAATTAAAGTTACCCGGTGATAGAGTTTATGGTGTTGGAGGAAATTCTCTATGGACTGTTTTAGTATTAGATGATAATAATCAAAATCCATCTAAATTATGGCAGGCTTTACATGGATGGAGTAACACCATAAATAATCACACAGCAAATACTGGTTCTCAAACCAATGCTAGTGATTATAAAGCTTCTGTATGGACAGTTAGCCAGTTAAATTTGAATTGCAATAGTACAATAAAACAAGTCAAACTTTATGGTTGTTGGCCTGTTCAAGTAGGAGAAATAGAATTAGACGAAAGATTACCAAACGAATTTGTTACGTTTCAAGTTGCATTTTCTTTTGATTATGCTGAATTTTAATTATGGAGTATAAATGGCTATAAATTTATTTGGATTTAAATTTGGTAAGGATGAAAAAGCAGAAAAACAAAATCTGCAAAACTTTACTCCTCCAGAGGAGTTTGATGGAGCATATACCCTTGAAGGTTCCGGAGTTTACGGAACATTTATTGATTTCATGGGTTCTGCTAAAGATGAACATGCTACTATTTCTCAATATAGAGCAATGGCTTTATATCCAGAAGTAGATACGGCAATTGATGAAATTGCAAACGAATCAATTGTTAATGGACATGATAGAAAACCAGTAAAATTAGACTTATCAAAAATAAATTTTTCAGAAAATGTAAAAAGCAGAATTTATTATGAATTTGATAATATTTTAAATTTATTAGATTTTCACGATAAATCGTATGAAATTTTTAGAAGATGGTATATAGATTCAAAATTATATTTCTATATTTCAATTGATATGGATAATCCATCTGATGGAATCAAACAATTAGTTCCACTAGATTCAACAAAAATTAAAAAAGTCCGTAAAGTAAAATCTACTAATGCAAAAAGCGGAAGTGATTCCTTATCAATTATAAAAGATATTGAAGAATTTTATCTTTATTCGAATAATGATAAAAATTCTATAATAGCTACTAATTCTGGTGGTGTTAAAATTTCTCCAGATTCTATCTGCTATGTCCATTCTGGAATGGTCGATATGAACTCAAAGAGGGTTCTAGGATTCCTTCACAAGGCAATTAGACCTTTAAACATGCTAAGACAAGTAGAAGATGCAATTGTCGTATATCGCATCTCCCGTGCTCCAGAACGTAGAATTTTTTATGTGGATGTTGGTAACTTGCCAAAGCAAAAGGCAGAACAGTATATCCGCGAACTTATGAACAAATACCGCAATCGTATGATTTACAACCAGACAACTGGCGAAATCAAAGACGATAGAAACCAAATGGCAATGCTTGAGGACTTCTGG